AATCCCGCCGGTTGAGGTTGTGGCTTCAAGGGTGAGAATGTTGGCGTCGTCATGGCTGATTGCATTACTGAGCGCGGCCAGCAATCCTTTCTGGTCGCGGGCGATAACCTGAATCTGAGCCCGGTGGGTGGCCCGGATTTTTTCGGCCCAGCTGACGGCGATAAGGCGTTGCTGGTCCGAGGCCGCGAGGTTGGGGCAGGATGCCTTGTGCACGGAAATGCCCCGGCCCGAGGTGATAAAGCCCACGATCTCGTCTCCCGGCCGGTAATCCTTGCCGGTGGGCACATCGTAGAATGCTCTCAATACGATCACTTTCATTTCACGCTCCTTCAAATCCGGGGGCGGGGAGGATTTGAACCTCTCCTTGGGGACTGGATCCCTTCCCGTTGCGGCGCAGCTTCTCATTGGAGGCCAACCCAGGATTGGTTACAATCCCCTGCCAGCCAGGCCATCCGCGCCGCCGCCCCCGGTCTAGTTCATCGGCTAATCCACCGGCTAGTTCACGATCTCGTCAACACTGGCCACATCCAGGTCATCCGCCGGGCGGTAACGTGCATCTCCGCCCAGCAGCACGGCTGACACATATGCGCCAGCTACGCCATCGCCTACCGTGACCACCAGCGCCACGTGGGTGAAACCGGACGAGATCTCGTCTGCCCGCACCCCGATCAACGCCTGCTTGTTGTCGTCGGTGGCCGCGAATTGGGTGATCGCCTTGCCGGTCAGGTCTGCCGCACCGGCGCCAGCCGCACTGGTCGCTTCCTGCAGTTTGGCATCCAGGGTGATGTCTGTGGCGCCCACGTTCAGCACCGCCAGTACCTGGCCCAGGTTCTCCATCGGTACCCAGTCCGATGTCACGCTGGTGTTATCCACCAGCTGGGGGTCGATCGCCCCCATTACTGCGATTTTCTCGCTCAATAGTGCTGTCATTTCTGCCTCCTTATGCAGCGTCAGTCAGAACTACGATCGGGCTCACCGAGGTCGAGCCGTCTGCCAGCGTGATGCTCGCGTTCAGCCAGGCCTGCCCGTCAACCGCTTCGAGAATGCGGAAGACCTTCTTGTTCTTCTTGAACTCGATATGTTCGGACCAGTCGATGGTGATGTTCTGGCGGTCGCCCACCAGGTAGTAGCTCGGGTCCACGAACATCAGGTCGCCCTCAGTTCCCAGCGCCGGCAGTTTCTCGGTGTAGAAGATCGGCCGCCCCAGCAGGGTATCCGGTTTCCCGACCACTGCTCCCGGCTGCCACACCAGCGTGTTGCCCGCGTCCACCATTGCCATCAGTTGCGGCAGGATCGACTGGCTGGCGATCCAGATCGGCTCGCCGCCCATCAGCATCTTGGCGTACATCCCGATGATGTCCGCATACGCGATCGCACCGGCTCCGGCGCGTGCCACCGTCACCTTGCAGTCGGCATTCAACATGCCTACTGGTTTGCCCACCCCGTTGGCGCGCAGGAAGGCGTAATCTTCTGACCAGCCCAGCCCGCCCCCAAAGGAGCCCGGCCCCGCCAGGAAGACTTCCATCGACACGATACTGTCGCGGATCAATCCGTTGGGCATGCTGATCAGCCCGGCCAGTTCGCGGGCATGTAGTTCGATCTCGCGGAATTTCACGCTCGATTCGGTGATCTCCGCGTTTTCTTCGACCCAGTAATACACCCCGCCGCCATAGAACGCCGAGGCTCCCGCTGCGCCCTGGGTCAGGTCCACCGCTGGGAACGGCACTACCCGGCTGCCCATCGGAATGACCCGGGCCCGTTGGCGGATGATCGAAGCCTCGCCGCGGGCGGTCAGGATATCCTGGCGGTGTTCCGGTTGGATCAGGAATCCGCCCAGGTCGCCCTGTTCTCCCGCCAGCGCCTTCTCTTCGAGCGCTGTCAGGCGTGCATCCGGGACGTGTTTCTCGCGGAATTTCACGATGGAGGCCAGGTACTCGCCGAAGCTCTTGAAGCCGCCTTTCTCAGCCTTTGCGTCCTTCTCGCGGGTCTGCGCCTCCACCGCCTGGCGGTTCTCAGCCTCCACCAGCGCCAGATCACGTTCCAGCACACTTTCCATCTGCTTGGCGCGCTTCTCGATTTCTTCCGCCTGGCTCAGCCAGCGGTCAATCTCCTCGCGCTTCTGATCGGTCAGTTCGCCGTCAGCCTCCAGGGCTGCCTTTGCCTGGCTGATCAGATTGTGAGCTTGCTTGTACAGCTCCTCGATTTTTGTAGTCATCTGTCACCTCACACATTAAATTTGGATTGTAGGCGATGGTTCAGCTCCAAGATCCGGATCCGCAGTTGCGCGGCCTGTTCCAGGGTGGGTGGCGTGACCGGCCCGGCCCTTACCTCCAGGTGCTTCTCAATTGCCTCTACCAGTTCAGAGATGCCCATCATGGCTGGGTCGATCCCCAGCCCAGTAACCAGGCGTCTCAGTTCTTCTTCCGCCTGGATATCTGCCATCTTTACATCTGTGGTCACCGTTGCCGGGTTCGCCCCCCACGTCACCGGGCTGTATTCCCACAGCCGGATCTCCTTGATCCTTCGCACCGTCGCCCCCTCCACTTTGTCCAGCTCGGCCAGCACTGCATCAAAGCCGATCGACCACTCAGACATCGCCCCGGCCTTGTACAGCGCGTACGCCTCCCGCCCTCGCTGGACATCCATCACCAGTTGCGTCCTCGTAAACAGCCCCCCGCTGGCATTCGGATATCGCATCCGCACCGCCTCCGGCAGCAGGTCCCGGCTGTGCTCCTGGATCACCAGCGGCATCCCGATCACCTCTGTCCATTGGTGCTGCCATAGCACCCGGATCTTGCTCGACCCGTTCGGGCCGCGCTCCTCGAGCGACTTGCCGAACGCCCCGTACTCGATGATGTCCGGCGGCATATCGTGATCCATGATCCCCATCACCGACACATACGCCTCCACAATGCCGGTTTCATCATCCAGCCCCATCGTCATCGACGGGAAGATTTTTTGCTTCCGTTCTCCTGCCATCTCGCCTCTCCTTAATCTTCGATCACCGGTAACAGCGTGCACCGGCACTTCGGGTGTAATGGCGGGTAACCGACGTCCGAATAGCCCATCCCCATCGTCAGTAACCGCCCCTTTTGTTCAGCTCCTTCAGGCAGTATCGCCAGCGCATCATCTGGCAGCTCCACCACCATCGTGTCTCCCTTACCGAAATAATTCGTTCCGATCGCGATCACGCTGCCGTGCATCTCTCCGCAGAACGGGCACACCCGTTCATCCAGCGCCGTGTACCATTCCTTGCGCTCCACCCCTGCTTGCCGGTACGATTCCTCAGCTCCCGCATTGCTGGATCGTATCGTCTCCGTCCTGGCGATCGTCAGCGCCCGGTCTTTGGACCATCCGCCATACAGCGCCTGCAGCTCGTCGGCCAGCTTGCCAACTCCCCAGCCTTCCAGTTGTGCCTGCATCACCAGCTGCCGCACCCCTTCCGCTGTGCTCATGCTGATCTGCTCCGCAAACGTGAACGCGTAGTTCTCCAGCCATGCCAGTGTGTCCTGGCTGCTCAGATCCCAGCTGATCCCGAAGCTGGCCGATATCGTCTCCCCTTGCTCGTCCATCAGCGCCAGGAACAGCGGCAGGTACGCCATTTTCCAGAACTGGGTGTTCTGGCTGATCACGCCCAATAAAAATTTCAGGATATCGCTCCACGGCTCGTCTGCCTTGCGCCGCTTGAATTGCTTCAACTCTGCCAGCATTGCCGGCAGTTCTTTTTCAAATTGCTCAACGGAAACATTGCTACCTACCACAGTAAAAACGATTTGAGCTCGGTAGGAATTTTCTTTGGAAACAAAATAACTTGGTGTTTTTGCGTGAGAGACGAGGCGTGCGTTTTCTTGTAATTCCATGACCGCACTACCATTGTCTTTCTTTTCAGATAATGCCGGATGGAGGAATCCGGCATAGCGTTCGTATTCTGTCGAGATGACCAAAATATTTCCACTAGGTTCGATCTTCATGAGAGGCCTTTCAAAAGAATTGCCTAAAGGCATTCTTCCATAAGCTTTTGTTTTTGTATATATCTTCGCGGTATTATAAATGAGTGAAAAATAATTCACTTATCGTTTT